GCTATATTTGCCCGAATGTAGCAATGCAAAATGAAAACATATGGGAAGCATTGCAAGAACCAAGCGCTTTTATACGTCACGAAAATATTTGTACTATATTAGATGTTGAATTTTAAGAAAGGATTAAAGGTTATGACAAAACAATCATGTTTAATTTATCGCGGGCCAAGTCAAATTGACGGTCAACCAATCATTGCGGCTTTAACGTTTAGCAAGAGAAACAAAAAACTTGGTAAAATGGCGAGCCTATATATTATCAATGATAATGGAAAAGGGCCAATTGAAAATAATAGATTAGGTTTAGACGTTTCAATTTGTGGTAATTGCCCATTGAAAGGAATAGCTCATAATGGTGACAAGGGAACTGCAAAAGAGCGCGTTTGTTATGTTTCATTGATACATGGGCCAAATTCAATTTATAAAGCTTACAAGGCCAACAAATATAAACTTGTTGATGACTTGGAATCGCTTGGCGCTAATGAAGCTATAAGATTAGGTGCATATGGTGATCCCGCCGCCGTACCAAATCACATAATTAAAGCATTAATCAGCAAGGCTAAATCTTATACGGGTTATACGCATCAGCATGATTTAAAAGGGGTTGATTATTCTAATTGTATGGCAAGTGCTAATTCGTTAAAAGACGCGCGTAAATTTTGGAAGCTTAATATTAGAACTTTTAGAACCATAAGTAAAAATGATAGTTTACAGCCTAATGAAATTTTGTGTCCCGCTACTGATATAAAGTTAAAAGAAAAGAAGATAACTTGTGCAACGTGTAAGCTTTGCAAGGGCTCAAGTATTAACGCCAAATCCGTAGCTGTTGTATTGCATGGCAACGGCGCGAAATGGGCGGCGTAGTATGTTTAAATATTTACAATCAAAACAATTTTTAATGGATATGATCAACTTACTTTTAATATCAATTACAACTTTCCTATTAACGTGTTTCTTTATCGTATTAGCTTAAATATATAATAAAATTTATTATCTTATGACCTCGCTTTTAGCGGGGTTTTTTTTATGCCAGTTATGCAGCCAACCCATGTTCCTGTTTTGTTCCATAAATACCAATATAAAAAGTCTCGCAGGATGGCCACAGAGAGCGTTTTGCGCATAGCTTGGTATGATTGGTTATGAAAATATACTGGGCCCAGGGCGGCTGTTATAGAGGTCTATAGAGGTTTTTTGATTTCTTCAGCCCCTGATAACCACTATTTACCCTTCTACAATAGAATAGAAGCGCGGTTTTATTAGGTTTATTGATCAATTAAAATCTATTAAAGATCATTAATAGTCCCTTATCTATTCTAAGTACTATCCCCTATATACTAATTAGGCATAAAAAAGGCCACCGAAGCGACCTAATAAAGTTATTAATCTATTAACTATCTATTAAGTATTAATTAGGGTTACACTTTAACAGCAAAGGCGGGCCTAACAATCTCGGGCGCGTATTCACATTGAATTGCGCAACTGGTGACGTCTTCACGTTTTCTAATTTTTTTAAGTTCAGTAAGCGGAAGCGGCTCGGCTAATTCGTAAAGGCGGTACAGCTCGCCATCTTTGCGAAATTCACTATGGAAAGCGCTTTCATACTCAGCAAATAAATTATTTATAAAATTTGAAACTTTCATTTTTTTAATCCTTTATGTGGCATAATTGCCTCTTGTTAATATAGCAGAATAGCCATTAATAACAACATATTTATTTCTTTTTAGCTGTTTTTTTAGCCGCCTTAAAAGCACTAGCAGTCGGTGCGCCTTTAGTACCTTTTTTACGCATTTGCTCATTTGAGCCTTTTGCTATTCTTTTCCGCTTTGCATGAATATTGGCATAAAGCCCTTTTTTGGTTGGCATTTAAGATCTCCCTTTATGCTGTTTTAATAGTGTTAAAAGTTGCTCTTCATTAAATTGTAAATCATGCGTTTTATCCCATTTTACTATATAATCATCTAGCCAATCAATATGGCTATTCAAAACGCTTATTAATTCTAATGCGTCAAGATATGGTAAATTGTGCTTTTCAGTATATTCTTTATATTCGTTTATTAATAGCTTTTCCATTTTTTTAATCCTTTTTAAATGATAACTTACTATAGCGAATTAACAATATAATACAAGCATAAAACCCAATAAACCTGCACATTTTGCAATATAATTTTCACCCGGATTTTAGCACAAACGGAATTAAATTCACGTTACTGTTGCAATAATATTATTATTATGTATATTAAAAGCTCATTTTGAAAAAAGGATTATAAAATGTTAAATAATGTAGAAATAAAAACAACATTAAACACTGCAATAGATGAGATCACAGAGGTGCTTGAAAATTATTCATGCAAATATAGAAAACCATATGCAAACAAAACATATGATTTATTTGCTGTCGATGGTGATTTATCAGCGTCTGGGATGTCAAATCAATCAACTGTATTGACAATTAAAGGCGAGCAAATGTTTAAGGTCGAAGCTTATATTGAAGTGCAAAGAATTTGGCATGAAACGCGTGCAATGCTTAGTATTGGGATTTCTAAGGTTCACAAAAAACACGCTGAAACATTTGATAAACTTTATCAATTATGGCGTAAATCTAATGCGCTGATGGCTGATATATTTGACAACAAATATTGCTATCGTTCCACATGGGCATTTTTAAGCAAATAATAAAAAGGAAATAAAATGTATAAAATATTTGACAAAGAAATATGTGTAGATTGCAATAATAATTGCTCACGCGGTACAGGCAGGTGGGTCAATCGTTATCCCTACTATGGCGATGATATTGAGGGGTGGAGATGTGGAATCTGCGCGGAAGAGTTAGAAACAGAATTTAATGAAAATAAAGGATAATAAAATGACTGAATTAGAACAAAAAAATGATATATTACTTGATATTACAGAATTGACTGATGATAGCGAGGATATATTAAACGAATTACTTGAAATTATGACATTGGATCAGTGGTATGAGCTATATAATAGCTTTTATGAACCGCCCGAAGAACGCTCTGATTATGACGAACATAACACAATGCATAAAAATTTTCATTAAAGGATTAAAAAATGACAAAAAATAAAATAATAGAGTTTATCTTAGAATGTGACAATATTATAGCCAAGCACAATGTACAGCTTGAATTACAATGGGATGACCCAAACTTAAAAGATGACTCTGATGATTATCATGAGGGTGTGATTGCCAGTTTAAATTGGGTTTCAAAACGACTTGAAAGATACATATAAAATAAAGGATTAAATGATGTATACAATATTAGGACAAATAGAAAATCAATATATAGACGACCAGTTTGAACAAATTGACAGCTATGCAAACATAAATGAAGCGCAAATTGCTTTGCAACATATGCAAGCATTTGACTGCTTTAGTAATTACAGCAACTATTACATAATAAAAAAACAAAAGGATTAAAAATGACTATTACATACAACAAAAAACAAGCACAAAAAATTGCAAAAAAATATAATAAATATGCAAAATCTAAAATAGGAGCTGATAAGGTTTGGTGCTTATGGGATGATTACTCCGACCAAGAAATGGAGGATTCAGGTTATGCATCTATTGAAATAAACAGGTTTGAAAGCATTGATGGCTGTAATCACACAATAGATATATATCAAAATGAAATTGACTATATACCTTTTAAGGAAGAATTAGACTAATTAAAGCCCTTCGGGGCTTTTTTATTTGTCTGTTTTTCTGCTATTAAACCATTTAATGTAATAACCATAAGCATCAGGACGGCTTAAATTAAACTTATCAGCCAAGTAATCAGGGCTTTTGGTATAGTCCATCTTTACTGATCTACTAAGCTTATCAAGATAATCATAATATTGTTTCATTTGTTTAACCTAATTTCATCTAAAGCAACTGTAACGGCTCTTGCTGCGCCTAATATTTGCAAATTACCTATTAGATTACTGTCAGTGACTGATAATACAGATATCTGTAACCCGGAAAAAGGCCCACTATCAATTTTTAATATATCATTTTTTTTATATCTCGGTTTAATTTGCTCAATACTATTTTTTAATTTACCTGTTTTATAACCAACAGGATATATTTCTTTTAGCTCGTCAATTACGCTGTCATGCAACCGATATGGTGATGTGCCATCGTACAATAGACCATAAACATTGCTGTATTTGCTTATTAAATCATAAATTTCTGTAAAATCATCTATGTTAATCAGCAGATAACCCAGTAAAACAGGCAAAATATAGTTAATACGAACCCTGGATTTTTTCTGCTGCTTACTGCGCCTGACAGCTTTTTTCTCATACGGACTATAAACCTCAATATTGTTATCAGTTAATAGATCATGAATTTTAAATTCTGTGCCAGTTTTAACTTTTAATAAATACCACATCAATATTCCTTTACAGCAATAAGATTTCTGAATGGTGATGTTTTCATTAAAATATTGCATTGATACTCTGTACCACGCCAAGCATACTTACTATTTAATGTTAAACTTTTGCCACTTAAATGTAGGTATCCACCACTAGATTTTAAATAATAACCTTTTCCAGGGGGCGCAAACTTAACAGGTATAATATTTTCAGACTGTGGTGCTTTTACTTTAATAAAATATTTAGGCGCATATTTACGCATTTTATAAAATGTAGATTGACTTACTTGAGCTAAATCACAAATATCCGGGGTACTGTATCCTGCCTCAAAAAGTCTACGGCATTTATGTATGACTTTAATGTCTGTATATTTTTTATATTGATTAGATACTTTTGGAACCAATTTAAACTTTATAGGTTCTGATTTTTTTATATGACCGCGCTTCGGCAACGTATCCCGGTTACGATGTGCAAACTTATCAACAGCAGACTTAGTAGTACCTAGCTCGGTTGCAATCTGATCTACAGAAAGTGTTTCATCTTTCCATAATGTTATTATTTGTAATATCTTATCTTGTGTCCAAAATCTTTTAGGCATTTTTACCAACGTAATTCATTTCTCAATCCTTTGTCATTACATTCATTATAAGCAAAAACTTAATCCTTGCAAATAGGAAAACATTTCCTTATGATAAAGATATTAAAGGAGAAAAATAATGAAACATACAATAGAATCAATTATTAAAAATTGTGGTGGCGCAAAATCTATTTCAGAGAATACAGAAATAAAACAAGATAGTGTCAGAAAGTGGCGTATCTTTGGCATCCCGGAATCTCGGTGGTCATGTATTATTAAACTACATAAAGGTAGATTAACACCTAACCAACTACACAAACTAAACAAGATTTGCAGAGGTGACTTCACATGAGAATACAAAAGCATGAAGGAGAAGTGACTGAAACCTTTTACACTGAACATCCCTACTTCAATCGCATGATGTTACAACGCGCTGTAAAACGAGGCGACACAAGGCGGCAACACTATTTCCAGGAATTAGTAACAAAAGAAACAACAGATGCACTCAGGAGATTGTTAGATGAAGTTTAGTGAGCATCCAGATTACGTTAAATATAAGCTTATACCTAATTATCTTTATGCTAAGATAGCGCTTGAGCAGTGTGGCAAGTGTGGCTGTGGATGTGGGAGGGACTTAGAATTTAAACAGCGGAAAATAAGAATCGAGCATTTGGCCCAGAGAGCGTTTGGGGGCAAGCATGAGGAGGCTAATATAGCGCTTTGGTGTGTGAACCCTTGCGCCCTGGCAAAAGATAAAAGAGATGCAGCTAACCGCAAAAAAGTTAGAAGCCTAACAAACTCCACAAAAAAAAGTCAGAGGCCCAAACAGAAAATACAAGGTAAAGCTAAGATACAATCGCGTGGTTTTAACAACAGCTTTAAGCCGAACATTAAGGAAATTGATTGATGGAGATAAGCAATCAAAACATAACTGTATGGTTTAGCTGTGGAGCTGCAAGTGCTATAGCAGCAAAAAAAACAATAGAACTTTACGGTCAAAGCAACACAGTTACTGTTGTAAACAACCCTGTAAGAGAAGAACACCCAGACAATGTAAGATTTTTAAAAGACGTACAAGATTGGTTAGGTCAAAAGATACATATATCAAAAAACAGTAAATACCCAAATTGTAGTGCAGTAGAGATATTTGACAAACGCAAATACATGGGAGGTATAGCAGGAGCGCCTTGCACACAACTACTAAAAAAGGGAGCTAGGTTAGAGTGGGAAAAAACACACGATATTGATTGGCACGTTTTAGGATTTACATATGAAGAAAAAAGCAGAAGTGAACGATTTATGTTTACAGAGCGCTCAAATTTAATACCTGTACTAATTGATTTAGAAATTACAAAAAATGATTGTTACAACATAATAACAAAAGCTGGGCTGCAGTTACCAGAAATTTACACATTAGGCTATCCAAACGCTAATTGCATAGGCTGTGTTAAGGCCACAAGCCCTACATATTGGAATCATGTGCGTAAGATGCACCCAAAAACATTTGAACAAAGAGCAAAGCAATCAAGACGGATTGGCGCTAAGTTGGTTAGAGTAAAAAACAAACGTATATATTTAGATGAGCTTAAAGTGACAGATAAAGGCAGACCAATGAAATCAATGAACATTGAATGTGGTATCTTTTGTGAGGAGAAATAAATGTACAAACGCAATAAATACAACGCGGTTAAAGTTAAAGACGATGGTATGACATTTGACTCAAAGCGGGAACACGCCAGATACTTACATAACAAACAAAGATTAAAAGATGGTGAGATATCAGACCTTGAGATACATCCAGTTTATCAGATACTAGTTAATGATCAAAAGATATGTAGATATACAGCGGATTCGCAATACAAAAATAAAGAAGGCACATTGATAGTGGAAGATGTTAAATCACCTATTACAGCGCGACAGGCCCGGTACAGGCTAGTCAAGAAACTCATGAAGGCTGTGCATAATATAACAATTTTAGAGGTATACTAAAAAAATAGGGCGATAGAAAAGGATTAGAAAACTACCGCCCAGATGCCATTACTATAGGGGGAAACCAATGGCTTTACATAATATTAAATACAATATAACATATTGCAAGCAAAAAGGATTAAAAAATGCAAGATTATCACTCACCAGAGGCTGAACAGGCTATCATAGGCGGTTTACTACGCGATAACGACTATTATGACGTGGTTAGCAACAGCCTAGCGCAACAACATTTCTATAACCCTGTTAACAGCAAGATATACATCATTATCAGCGACAGACTAACATCCGGGCATAGTGTTGATGCGATATATGTAAAGAACCAACTTACAATGTTAGACGTTGATGTTGACCTAGCAGAATACCTGTCAATGTGCGTACATCTTTTCACAGGTGATGAAAATGTAGTAAAATCATACAGCGAGATAGTTATAGATTACGCTAAACGTAGAGAGGCAGACTACCTCACAAGATCATTACAAGACAAATTGAATGACAATGAGCAAGCAATAGATACTGTATTGCAAGATTACGTTGCTGACATTGATGCTGTTATGCTTGATGGCAATAAGCAGCTAACCAAAAGTGAAACCTCAAAACAGTTATCAGACACTTTTATAGCAGACTTGAATGCAGATAAAGAGCAAGCAAGCTGTTACTCTGGCTACTTTCATCTCGACCAGATGCTTGGTGGATTTGTACCGGGGAGAGTATATGTCATGGCGGGAAGGCCATCAATGGGCAAGTCAGCAGTAGCCTTAAACATTGCAAAAAATGTAGCTATGCAGAGAAAAGGTGTAGTGTTTTTATCACTTGAAATGACTAACAGCGGCCAAAGTGAAAGAATTATCAGTAGCATAGGCGCTACTGCATATGGGCCACATAACTTTCCAATTTACAGTCAGTTGCGACACGCATGGCGCGAAAATAAATCAAGAGATAAGATAAATAGAGCCGCAGATATATTTGCTAAACTACCTATTGAATGGGAAGAAGGTGTTGGATTAAACCTTAACAACATCAAGCTAGTGACCAACAGAGCCATACGCTCATTACGTGCAAGCGGTAGTGGTTTGAAGTTACTTATTATTGACCACATAGGTCACGTTGCTGGAACGCGGCCAGGGCAATCAAACTACGAAAAGGTTACAGAAGTTAGTAACGCGCTTATTGCCATAGCAAAGCAGTACGAAGTACCTGTATTGGCATTGTGCCAACTATCCAGAGCAGTGGAGCAAAGGGATGATAAGAGGCCACAGTTAAGCGACCTCAGAGAATCTGGTCACATAGAACAAGATGCAAGTTGCGTGATAGGTATCTACAGAGATTACTACTATGCTGAACGTGAAGCCAGAAATAATAGTGGTGTTGTTGATAATGAAATAACATCAAGGTTAACCCAAGGGCAAAACAAACTTGAAATGATTGTAACAAAAAACAGACATGGTAACATAGGTGAAGTCAATTTATATTGTGTGCTGTCAAGAATGTTCATAGATAATCCAAACCAAGACTATAGGGGTAGAAAATGAAAAAAGGGATCTGGGGATGGGAAGATGCCATCACAAAAAGCAATTTAGAACCAATGACTAGGTTAGTGTTGCTGACGCTGCGGACTTACATGAACGCAAAAAATGAACAATGTTTTCCAGGTGCAAAGAAAATAGCACAAAGCAGTGGTATGAGCTTGAGAAGTGTATTTACACATTTACATAAAGCAGAGAAGGCTGGATTTGTTGTAATAACGAAGAAGAAAAATCATAAAGGTGGACACGACAGCAACGAATATACTGCTTCATACCCTCATGCAGAAGATGCACTACCCCTCATGCAAGAGGTGCATGACCCTCATGCAGGAGCTGCACCCCCCCTAGTGCAGGAGATGCATACTAACATACAAGTAGAACAAACAAGTGAACATAAAGAGTTGTTTGAAAAGGTATGGAGTGAGATTAATAGCAAGTTAGTTAAATCTCGGCGAGGTGGTAAGAAAAGAGCGTATGCTAGATTTGTAAAGCTATGTAATGAACATGATCCTAATATTCTGGCTAATGCTATCAGAGGCTATTACAAGGATGCACAACAAAAGAAAAATAATTATGCATATGCTGCAAGTATTCTTGTTTGCTTGGGTACTAAAGAATTATACTCAGGATATTTGTATGCTAAAATAACAAAAGAGGAGGGTAAGAGCGTTTATGAAAGATGGATAGAAAAAAATAAATTGACAACGTAAAATAAATCCGTAGTATATACATATTAATAAAGGAAAACATTATGAAAACTTCAGAAACAATAACTAAAATTGCCCCTGCGCTTGTGAAAGCTATAGGTTCTATCCAAGGAGCCGCTAAAGACGGCAAAAACCCACACTTTAGGTCTAGCTACGCAACACTATCAAGTGTTGTAGATGCTGCTAGGTTACCGCTGTTAGAAAACGGAATAGCTGTGATACAATGCCAAGGCGGTATTACTGAAAGCAATACAGTCGTAATGACTACACGATTGCTACATACTAGCGGAGAGTGGTTAGAAACAGTCTGCGAGGCAAAGCCTAAGTCATTTACACCACAAGACATTGGTAGCTCTATCACATATTTGCGTAGATATGGATTAATGGCGGCTGTTAATATGCCAGCAGAAGATGATGATGGTAACGGCAGTTCATTAGGTAAACAGCAGGATGATGTTAAGTCAGTTGACTTAGAGCCTATGCTTATAAAGATATCAGAATCAATGGATAATGATTCCCTTGCTACAGTTGCTAAGGAAATAAAGTCTGCTAAGTTACCTTCCAACGCAAAAGCTAAGTTACGACAAGCCTGGGCAGAACAAAAAGCTACATTGATTGCTGTTGAGAAAGCAGAAGCGTGAAAATCGTAGACGTACAGCAAGGTAGCCCAGAGTGGTTTAGTGCGAGGTGTGGTAACTTTACTGCATCTCGCGTTAAGGACATACTTGCTAAGACAAAATCTGGGTATAGTACATCACGCAAGAACATGATTGTTAAGCTTGCTTTAGAGCGCATGACAGGCGAGATTGAAGAAACTTACAGCAATGCTGCGATGCAAAGAGGGAACGATTTAGAACCAGAAGCACGTGACTTTTATGCATTTGAGAAAGATGTAATAGTTACAGAAGTTGGTATGGTCATACATCCAGAGCATGAGCATATTACCTGTAGTCCAGATGGCTTGGTAGGCGATGATGGTTTAGTAGAAATCAAATGCCCTGCAAGTATGGCTAAAATGGTAAGCTACCTGGAAAAAGATGCACACGCTAAAGAGTATCAGATTCAGTTACAACATCAGTTACTTGTTACGGGTAGAGAGTGGGTAGACATTGCCGGGTATGATCCAAGGTTCCCAGAGGGTTTACAGCTTGCTGTCTGCCGAGTAGAAGCTGATAAGCAAATGCAAGCAGAAATATTAACAGAGATACAAAGCGCAAACGAAGAAGTAAACGCGCTTGTAGAAAAACTTAATCAACTAAAAAAGGAAAAAACATGATTAACAAAGCAACACTAATTGGCAATGTTGGTAACGACCCGGAAATAAAAACATTTTCTAATGGCAGTAAAGTAGCAAACTTTAGCTTGGCAACGACTGACAAATGGAAAGACCGCAACACAGGTGAGATGCAATCTAAAACTGAGTGGCATAAAGTAGCTGTATTCTCAGAAGGTTTGATAGGCATTGTAGAGCGCTATGTAAAAAAAGGTAGCAAGATTTATGTTGAAGGCAAAATACAGACTAGAAAGTGGCAAGATATGTCTGGCAACGAAAAATCTATGACTGAGGTAGTTTTAAAGGGCTTTACAGGCGTTATAACGCTTCTGGATAGCCGTGAGAGCAGTTTTGGTGGTGTTGGTGCAGACAGAGGCGGTTATGCTCCTGTAACGAAGCCTGTAGAGCTTAACGACGAGATTCCATTTTAGATGGGCCAGCATACAGTACAGATAAAATGTGAGGCAGATAAGGTGGAGTGTAAGCGCCTTATCGACCTTTCACCTATTGGTACATATGTGCGATACACTAGGAATGTTAGAACCATACCGCAAAACTCTAGGTTGTGGGCGTTGCTGTCAACTATATCTGTTGCTATGCGATGGAATGAATTTGAGGGTTATCACACAGGATTAAAGTCAGGTGAGAAGTATAGCCCAGAAGAATGGAAAGATTACTTTTGCCATATGTTACGCGGCAATAAATTTATGCCAGATGAACATGGGCGCGAGCAGATACCTGTTGGTATGTCTACCAGGAGCATGACTAAAGACGAACACAATGAGCTACAGGCTCTTATAGAAGCTTTTGCTGTAAGGTTTGGAATAGGAGTGAGAGACCTTGAAAAATAAAAAGAGAGAAGCAGGGTTAAAGAAAAGACAGTATCACCATGTGCCTGTCCAAGTGCTTAATGAGGTTGCAGATGCCATGACCGAAGGTGCTGACAAATATGGTACTTATAACTGGAGATGGGAAAAACTGCATTACAGCGATTATTACAGTGCAGCACTAAGACATCTTATGGCATTTTATGGTGGTGAGGATCATGACCCGGATTCGGGCTTATCACATATAACAAAAGCGATTGCTGGTCTTATTATATTGCGAGATGCTATGTTAAACGACTCTGTTGTTGACGACAGGTACGAGGCTATAACTAGGCTTGATACATAACGTCGGCTAGGCTTTTGCCATTAATATAAAAATACATTGAACGTTTGCCATTAGCATTAATAATTACATCAGCGCAGGCCCATGTTGACAGACCGACTTTGTAAGGTTGCTTTAGGGTAGAGACACCTGTCTGCCACGCACCGCCACTAATACCGGGTGAATGGCTGTGGCCTATTACAGTTTTATACATAGCATTGGCAAATCCCTTGATACTGCCTCTTGAGCCATTAGCGCCTCTATCGCCATGTTGTGATACGTCTATTCCTTTTATGTTCGCACGTTTGTTTGCATTAACAAATTTATAACAGCCCGGTATATATTTTTGAAAAGCGCACTCCAGTGCTGATTTATTTTTATAGGATATCTCAGCAAGTAACTCTGAGCCTATCGCTGCGTTATGTGGCTCTTTAAGGTGTCTGCCTTCATTCAAGTAACGCTCAATATGCCTGTCGTGATTGCTGTCTACTATCCAATTCTCTTTACCTCCTGTCTGCACTATATGTGCCGCAGTATGCTTTAACTCCCACGCCAAACTATTCATACGCATATTAAAGACTTTTATCTTATCAAGTAATTTATGGTGATGTGATATAGATACGCCATCAAATACGTCATGGAATACGTGTATTTCTGGTTTAAGTCTACCGCACAAACTAGCTCTAGCTTTCAGTATAACTCTATCATGCATAGCCGCGTGGTCATCACCTCTAACGATAGCCGCTGCGTTTTCACCGGGTTGCAGTCCATCTGGTGTCCAATACTGATCTAGAAAGTAAAAACCTTTACCATCCCAAATTATTTGTGTGTGATAAAACTTATCTCCAACAAGCTTTACATATGTTGCCGCAAACACATGATTGAATTTAGCCTTACCACCAGCTTTTGTTCGAGTGTACGTTTTACTGGTACAGCTACCTGTAGTTTGTAGCATCTTGGGTAGTTCATCACCCGGTGTTGCTGCTAACCGCAAGTGCAGTGATGTAGCGCCATAAACAACAGACCTCTGGCCGCTATGTGCTTGCATACCAGATAGCGGATCCATAGCAGTAGCTGTCAGGCGCAATCCAGACACCATGAATGACTTGCTTAATATTAGGTCATCAAGCAATGCATAGTTATGTATAGCAACGGGCCACTGATAATCTTTTTTAGCTATCAGTGTGTTGTGTCTGTATTTTAGGGGAATGATTAACAACTGACTTTTGTGATGCTTACTAAACAGCTCTAGTGTGTCAAAAAACTTTTGGTTTAATGTGCTGTTATTTGTTGCAGATGTTATTAAAAATGATTTATACTTCTTTGCAGCTTTTATATCTAAGTTACTTGGACACTCTACGTCATTTGTTTTATATTTAGGATTATGTGGCTCAAGCTTTATACCAAGAATACTTTGTGTATTGCTTTTATGCTGTCGCATCGCGCGTTCTGTATTTGTGCAAATACCAGCCTTTCGCATAGCATCAGCAAGTGATGTGCTGTTAGGCCAAACTTCTGCAATTTTTCTGGCGCGTTCAATGCTAGTGTATGTTTTCATCAACTAGTTCTTTTGTAATGCTCATCTTCATAGCTAGTATTTTGACCCCGGCTACCAAACCACCAGCCAACTACCATTGCAGTCATATTGACTAATGCCAAGTCAAAAGGATTTGCAAGCATCTGGTCAAACGCAGTGCCTATCAATGCTACTTGGTCATTTAAGTTAGTTACATCTTGCGTTAGCTTATCTGTAATAGCGTAGTATTCACTTGTGCGTATACTTGTCATTAAAACTAAATACCAAGTGATGCCGGGGCGCGTTATAGATCGCATAAAGTTTGCAATGTCACCTAACATTGACTTGCCCCATCTAATCTTGCTCAGATTGTTTTCAGCATCTTGCGAGTTAGTAAACGCAGATATGTTGCCAGCGATTTCTGTTAGTGCAATCTCTTGCTCAGTTTCTTCACGCTTTGCTTTCATTGACATTTCAGTCAGTGCTAACTCTTGCTCAAACTCCACCCGCATACGCTCTGTTTCATGTTTAAACATATTGCGCTCATGCTTACGCTGCAAGAACGCGCCAAAGATACCAACGCCTGTTGATAGAATAGGGGATAAAATATCAATCATCTGACCAAAACTCCAATGACTTATCACCACCAAACCAATGTCGGCGGCGACCTGTATCTATGTGTAAAAACGTCTGATAATAACCAAAGCCTGTAAACCCGGCAGACTTACACATAAAATTTAATTCTTCTTTGTTGTGATTACGCAAAGATATATCTACAGCAAGTTTTCTATGCTTGCTCATTGGCACACCGCCTACAGCTAAATTATGCCTAAAACATCTATGTGCAGAGTTTATGTGCAACGGCTTTTCTATCTTTGTGCGTACCCATTGAAGTTTGTCTAAAAACTCTGGGTCATGATAGTATTGACCGCAATGTCTGCATGATAGCTCTTTGGCACTAAAGTTAGGCCATCGGTCACTATCCCAATCGACTTTTATGTAATGTTTAGTTTTCATTCTTAATAATGAGTGCAGTGAGGTCTTTATGGTTTTGCCGCATTTCAACGCCCAAACTCTCAATGCTGCGCTCAACTCTTTTAACAGATTCACGTACATCATCTTTCCTTGCGAAGTTTTCATTCATATCATCTTTTAAGTCATCTATACGACTATGCGTTTTAGAATTGTCATTGCTTATCTTAGCTGAGACCTGTCTATCTCTGGCAATAACACCGCCAACAAACGTTACTAATAATGCACAAAAAGTTAATAATGTCTTAACATCTACGTTTGCCGGGTTTTCCATGATCTTAACTTTCTAGCGCTGTAAGGCGTGTTTCTAGTGCTTCAATCTTAGCAATAGCGTCTTGTAGTGCAGATGTTAGCAATGGCACAATCTTACTTTGATCAATGCCTTGGTAATCTGGAACCTGTTCAGTTTCAGTTACAGCTGGTATCTCAGAAGTTAGCTCATTACCTTCTTCATCATACGTTGCTTCAATTAAGGGAGTAATAATATTTACTTTATCACGCATTGCATCTTTTTGACCAACAATCGCTTCTGGCACTACCTCTTGCGCTTCATGTGCTATGAAGCCATCTACCCTAGTTCCATCAGTAATCCATTCAAAGTTTACTGGTTTTAGTGCTTTTACTCTGTCAATACTACCTTGCATAGGCTGTATATCAGTCTTGAGCCTATAGTCTGAGCTAGTAGAATAAATTGTATTAGTACCCAGTGTGTTAATCTTGCCTACTTGTCCATTGCTATTTTCAAAGCTATGATGTGTACGCAAGCTAGTAGTTCCTGCTGAAACTGATACAATAGCAGGTGTGCTACTATTTATTACAGGCACTTCAAATGCACCATTGTTAGAGCTTGGATTAGCACCAGATATATTAAGCTGTCCTGTCATTACAACTTGACTTAAACCTATTGAGATTTGTTGAGTAGATGATTGGCTTCGCTGTAATAATAAATCACCACCATAGCTTGATACAACTCTATTACCTGCTACTACTAAATTTTGATTAAAGTAATATCTAGTCCTGTCAGTGCTAAAGTGACAATAACTTGTATTCTGTGGCCCAATCTCAACAAAACCACTATTGGAAGTAATTCTTACCCCATTACCGCTCCCTTCACTAATCTTAGTGTTAGTATCCGCAATGTTTATGTGTCCACTGACTTTTATATTACCAACTACGTCCAATTTCTCGGCAGGAGATGTAACTCCTATACCCACGTTACCTAAATAATCAACACGCATACGTTCATTTAATCCAGTAGGTGTTGTTCCGCCTGTAGTCGCATTATTTGTATAAATAACAAATGCGCCTTCACCTTCTTTTTCTTGTGAGCTGGCGTCACTGTTAGGCCCTACTTCAGCACCTATACGTACTTGTGGAACCTCATTTGCATTACTGTCGTAGAGTGCAAAGTCTATAAATGTTTTTTGTTGTGATAAGTCACCATTTACATCGTTATCTAATCTTAGTAATGTAGAGCCTGTTGTACTACCTGACGTATTTGTAACGTCTTTAATATGGATCTTAGCAGTCGGGGCTAATGTACCCACGCCCACGTTACCGCCCTCTGGATTAAGCAACAAGTCATAAGTTGCTGTACCTAAGTTTGATACAAAGCCTGCTTGTATATAGCTTTTAAATCCAGATGTACTTAATGTACCAAATAACATACCATTACCGCCAGTACCTTCAACACACAGGTTAGAGTTAGCTTCAGTTACAGTTGAGTTAGATGAACCTAGTATTGCCATTTTAGCAACTGGTGACGTGTGTCCCACGCCAAAATTACCATTACCTAATAGCGTTGTCTTAATACTGTTATTCGTAATAGTGTAGATTGGAATGTTATCGTATGTACCCCACTGATAGTTAGTAGCATTACCTGTTTCTAATCTGTGATAGAACGTACTGTTATCATAAGCATATATAGCTAGCTTCTGTCCTGCTGAACCTGCTTCCCATTGTCGTGTATCAGCTGTACCTTCAACAAACATTTTATCAGCAACAACTGTACCTGTTACTTCTACACCAGTGCTTTTAGCAACTAAAACATTGTCTTGCGAACCAACATTAACAACAAATTTAGGGTCTGAACCTGTTTCGTCTTTATCAACGTGCATAAATAAGTTACCAACACCACTATTACCATCAATAGAATGAGTTACACTCGTAGAAGTATCGGTAAGAAATATCTCTGGGTCTGTGGATGCTACAGTAATCTTACCTGTTACATCTATACCATCTGAATCAATCCTGAGCTTTTCTACATTTGATGCGTTTCTAAAGCGCATATTGTTATCAAAAGTTAAGTAAGAAGCCGAACCACTTTGTGTAATATCTAGTGTATTACTACCATCAGAATCAACTAAACGAATAGTTGGTGATGTGCTTTCAATATGAAGCTCATGTGCAGGGCTTGTAGTACCTATGCCTACACCCGTACTATTAATACGCATACGTTCTGTACTAGCATCCGTATAAAATATATGTGCATCTGCACGCCCATCAGTATCTGACGTTTGTATTGAATACCAATTAGCGGCAAAGCCACCCGCACTTGTTCTACCTTGTATAGTAAAGTTAGCACTGTTGTCCCACTGTAATGTAGCCATCTCACCTGTATCAGCTAATGTGGTATTAGAGATATCTATTCTACGTGTGTTAGAACCTTTAACTTTTAGTTCCCTAAATAATGCACCGCCTGTAGAATCTATATTAGCTACTTCGCCACCACTATTTTCAAACTTAATAAAGTCATTAGTAGTTGTACCACCGCCATTTCTTAAGAATGTCATAGTAGGGCATAGTGAGCTATCTTCGTCATTAATAACGATTGAGCCTGTACCACCACCTGTAAAGGTTGCGTCACCTTCTATGGTTAATCCGTCACCTACAACATTACCTGTTACATCTATACCTGAAGCGGACGTTTCAAGTTTCTTGTTACCATTATAATACGCGGAAACAGAACCATCTTTGGTTGCAACAACCATATTTTCTGTACCACCCAACAAACTAATATTACCGCCTGTGGTTTCTAGTTTTAAGTTACCTGTGCCACTGTCCTTTATATATGAATGACTAGCGTCGTGATAGATTTGTAAGTCTGAGCTAGTTCCATACTTAGCTTTAACACTGTCGTTAAACAGTATATCGCCTGTCATAGTGCCACCAGCTTTAGGTAGCGCAGCATCAGCAGTAGTACCCTGTGCGGCAGTAGCATAATCAGATGAATCAAATGCTTTAACTTGTGCTAAGTTAGTAACCTCAGAATCCATCAAGGCTCCTGCGGCTGTTACGTTAGCAGTATCTGTTATGTTAGCACCTGCTTCTATGCCATCAAGTTTAGTACCATCAGCAGCTACGTCGCGGCCATCTACTGTGCCTGATAGGGTTACGCTCCCAGTAAAGTTTAAGTTACCTGTGCCTGTAATATCGTGGCTGTTTAAGTCTAAATTGCCGCCAAGTTGTGGTGTAGTGTCGTCTACAACGTGTGCTATGCCGCTAGTGCCGCCTGTTGCAGATATAGTACCATCAGCCGCTATAGTTACATTTGTACCAGCGGTTAGCGACGCAACAACATTTGTTGTATCTGTAACATCAGCCGCTGTTTCTATTCCGTCTAATTTTGTGTGATCAGCATCTGTAAATGCGTTTGTGTTGCTGTTGCTTTCGTATGCGGTTTTAATCTGTGTTGCTGTCTGGTCTGCTGTTGCACCCGGCTCTATACCGCTAAGTTTGCTTACATCAGCGTCAGCAAAATTGTTTGTGTTTGCATTACTCTCATACGCAGTTTTAATTTGCGCTGCTGTCTGATCTGCTGTTGCTCCAGATTCAATGCCGTCAAGTTTTGTGCCATCTGCTGATACATCACGCCCATCAATAGTACCTGTTATTGCAATATTGCCTGTGCCTGTAATATTGCGATTATTCAAATCAAGATTACCGCCAAGCTGTGGTGATAAATCTTGCACAAGTGCAGTAATACCAGATGTGTTAGTTGCATTAGCCCATACAGTGCCATTGTAGACAAGTATTTGACCGCTAATAGCATTGTTAACTTGCACGTCTGTGATGTTGCTAAGTATATGATTGTGACCATTATCTACAACTGTTACGGCAATGTCTATATCGCCTGTTGTATAATCTAACGTACCACTACCTGTTGCTTCTCCAGTAAGGTTTGTTGTTAGATTTGTAGGTATGGGTACGGGTGAACCACCAGCACTATCTTCAGCTATTGGCATTTAACTCTCCATTACCATTTTACGCGGTCAGCCCAATAAGCTGCGCTTGATTTACCTTTTGCTATGTTCTTGCGATGTCTCGCTTTAAAACTAGCTCTCTTTTTCTTCATACGTTGGCTCTCACCAGACTTAGGCTTTCCTGCTGTACTAGCACCTTGCTGTCCAAAGCGTATGATCTTCTCTTTGCCGTCATAACATGATTTTACAACGTGCGACTTTGTTTTATGCCCCGGTGTACGTTTGGGTTTGTTGCACTTCATATTAGCTTTAAGTATGGGTTTGCGGCTAATCATTTTTTGTAAGCATCTGGCGTTGTTTTTAATGTGAGTGCCTGACCTACTTTAGCGCCTAATACTCTACTAGCATTATTAATTATATTTTTCTCTTTTTGCGTTAATACTCTAGCTTTACCTTCTAATTGTAATAAATTAATTATTTTACGTGCATCAGCTTTTGCTTGTTTATTTACAACAAATTTTACAGCTTCAGCGCCACCTAATAAAGTTGCAGCCAATCCAGCTTTACCAGAAACTGCACCAGCTAATAATGATAACGCACCAATTGGCCCCATTGCCGCTGTTTGATTAGTTATTGCCAAATCTGCAACCATATCAGCCATTCCATTTTTAGAGTCTACTATATCTGATACTTCATTTGCAATTACTTGCTGTTGTTTATCTTTGTCAGGTCTAGCTCCGCGTGTATTTTTTGTTTTTTGCATAGCCATATTAGCTTGTTGTACATCTCTTAGTGCAGATTTTACTTCACTTCGTTTACCCATTGTTCCAGCAATTGGATTACCAAATTCATCGTAATTATTTGGCCTACCTACAAGTCTTTCCAATGGTTCAATTTGTGCAAATTGTGCATTTTTCTTATTTCCTAAAATAAATCGTGATTGTGAAAAACGTGCCGCAGGATTACTATATTTTAATATATTTTTATTTAAATTGTTATTAATTTGTCTAAGCACTTCCCTTTCATTTTCATTAAATTTACCAAAATTACTATTTACTTTTATTTGCTCATTAAATAAATCATTAGTTGTAAATTCTTTTTTTGACACTGTTGTGTTTGGTATTACAGGTTCATTTTTTGGTATTGTACTGTATGGTTTTAATCCCATTGCTTTAAATTCAGCTTGTACATTATTTTCAGGTAATATATTGTTTGTTGGTTGCTTAATTGGTTTAATTTGTTCGCGTAATTTGCTAAAATATACGCCTACTTTACTGCCATCAGGCAATTGCGCTAGTCTATTTGTATCTACTCCATCTAATGCAAATCCAATTACATCATCTTCTATCGGTGCACTTTTAGCTTGTGCTTCTTTATAATAATCATCTCTTTTTTTAATTATATCTACTGTGTTTACTTCGTTTTCTTTACGCAATTTAGTGTTTTTACTAGCAATTCCAATATTTGCAGCTTTGTTAAGTCCATATTGTGCAAGCCCACCTGTCAAACCACCTGTTGCAGCAGCTTGTGCTGTTAATACTGGATTAAAATCTGTGTCAACACCAGTAGCTATCCCACTGTAAACAGCACTATCTAAAGCAGCGCCTTTACCTGTATTAGCTGCTTTTGTTAATTGGTTGCTTTTTGCTAGTTTTGGCGTTATCATACCGCCAGAATTTGCTGCTAGTTTGCGTCTTTTAAGCAATTGTGATGGCAACATACCAGCTTTCATGACTTTGCCAAAACCAAGTGCAGAGCCGCCAATATTTGAAGCAAGTGCTCTTTTATTTGCTTGTTCATATACTTGTTTATTGCGCTGTCTTAACAGTTTTTTTGCATTTTCGTACGATATATTATTTTTACTTGCTAAAAAACGTGCCGCTATAGGGTCTGATATATTTGCCGTAGCACCACGTACTGCTTGATATGCAATCAATTGATTTAATAATGTCTCACTTAAATCTGGCATTGGTGCATTACGTTTTGTATTTATATTGTAACCCATTACTATTGCCTACTCTTATAATTAAGATAACCATTTAAATCTTCAATTTCATTATTTAAAAACAAATCATATGCTTCTTTTGTATCTAGTTTGCTGTAAGTGCCGCTACTATCAGAGTAACCTGGTATTCCCGCTGCTGTATTATGCTCATGGAATTGTCCTAAGAATTGTATTTTAGCTATTTCTTCTCTGAGTGTTTCTGCTGACATTTTTACATTTAATTTATTTATAGTCTTAGCCATAATTTCTGTTTCATAATTTGATATTGAACCAGCACCTTTTAATATATCAACATATGCTTTTTTCGCTTTATTATCATTTATAAAATCATATATAGTTTTTATTTTTTTGTAACTATCATCATTAGCGCCAATAACATCTCTTCTTATTTGATTATCTAATATTCCAGATTGTCCAAATAATTTATTTAGTTGATCATCGCTGTAGTTTAATAACTCATTAAAATCTTTGTTATTTGTAAAATTTGTTTGCCTTATTGAAGATAAATTTTCTACACGTTCACCTGCTTCTTTACCTTGGGTTTCCTGATGTTTCTCGTACATATTTTTATCCATCATTATGGTTATACCACCACCCATATCTACAGCTTTTGGAAAACCGCCAACACTATCGCTATTGTCTATTGCAGTGTATCCTGGTATAGTTTGGAAACTACCATCTGGTGTTGGGCCACCATACACTACTTCTCCTTTTTCATTTCTGTAATTACCAAATTGACTTTCTATAGCTTGCTTATCTAATCTTTGTTGCTTTATTGCATCTTGTGTATATGCCATATATTTTGAGAAATTATCTTCTGGCTGTGATGGATTACCATATCTGTCTGCCATAATACTGCCTAGCAACCCTGCAAGATAACGTAAATTATTAGGTTTTTGTTTTTCACTATTAGGATCTACAAGATTACCATTAATGTCACGATAAACAGTTGTTGGCTCTCCTAATAAATTACGTGCTCTATCAAGTCCTGCTGTTTCGTTTTGGTCAAATGCAAAATCATCTTGTATAAAAGGTACTTTAACAGCGTTACTCATATCCTGTAATATGCCTACACCTGTTGGCATGTCAGTATCACTAACACTATTACTTTGTTTACTACTGTTATATAGGGCTAAAACTTCTTCTTGTGTAAGTCCTTTTTCGTGTACAAATTCTTCACCATCTATTGTAGAGCTGTCAGTAGCAGTTTTATCTTTAAAACGATTACGCGCAGATATTGAGTTGCCTGGAATACCAAACCCACTTTGTGTGTAACTTTGTGCTACATCAGCATTTTGTTGCGGTTGTACTTGTTGCGGTATAAAACCTTTTTCTGCATTTAACATATCATTTTTTTTATAGTTAAATTCTTGGTCAACATCTTGTGCGCGTTTTAATACATCTGCTTCTTGTTTTGTTAATGGTTCTTTAGGAAAAAGAGGTATGACTGTGGGTCTATCGCTAACTTCACCTTCTTTGTATTGTTTACTTAAATTTTGTCTTTTTATGCTGCCTTCTCTGTAATTATTTCTCATCATATCAATTGCACTTGGAGGACTGACAGGAATATCTTTTACTGTTAGTTCTGGCACTATATTATTGCTGTCGTCTTGTGCAGGTCTATCTAGTGGTGGAAACATTTTTTCAAATGCTTCTTCATCAAAATCTTCGTAACTACCATCTTCTTTTATGTTAATTACAAAATCAGGACTTTTAGCTTTAGCATCGTTATAATTGTTTATATAACGACCATATAAATTTAATTGTTGTGCTGGTGTCATTTTACTAATTTCATCAGTTGTTGTACCTAAATTTTTTGCAGTAGATTCTATAAATTGAAACAAACCTGTTGCACTTGAATCTGGATTTTTTGCAACTGGATTGTAACTACTTTCGCCTGATATTATTTGATATATATCTTTTTTATTTATATTTGGATTTTTGTTTAAAATATTGTTTAACTCTGATTGAAAATTTGGGTCTGCCAAAAAAGGATAATCTGTTTCTACAGTTTCCATATCAACTTCCCGTTTAGCGTAATATTCATTTATACCTTTTTTTGTTACATTACCACTATCGTCTGTCCAACCTGGATTTAACTGTGCTTGCGGTGAATCAGGCCCATATAATATTTCTTCATCTGACTTTTTTCTGTATGCTGGCGCACCCTGTAATATACCTAAAGGATTACCTCTGATTGCAAACATATTTGTTAGTGGTGACATAATTTTCTCTTTTATTATTAAATTTTATTTATTTAACATGCTGCCAATTAATGTACCTGCAAACGGATTTGCTGGCCCCATAGCAAGACCTAACAATCCTTTACCTATCATACTGCCAGCACCACCGCTTTTAGATGTTGTTTCATTTGAAACAGAATCTGTATATTTAGGTGTAGCACCAAGTATGCCTCCCTCTATACCTGCTCTTCTGTAATAATCATCATATTGCCTCATAGCTTCTTGATATTGTGCATCTAATTGTGCTTGGTCTAAACCGCGTTGTGTTTGCCCATATTGATTTTCTATTCCGTATGCCCTGTAATCTGCATCAGATAATTGTCCTGCCATATTACCAACTTGTGCTGCACCGCGTAAACGTAAATCTGCACCACGCAAACCAGCAGCTTGATTGTATGAGTCAGCCTGTAATTGCCTAGCAGCATCTGCTTGCAATCTAGCCGCTGCATCTTCATAACCTTGACTTCGTAATTGACCTATAGTTTTTGCAGTAATGTCAGCGTAATTACGTTCATTTTCAGCTTGTTGTATTGCTTGTCTGGAGCCACCAAATGCAGCAGATTTAGCAGCTTGTGCATCTATATTTTCAGCACTTCCCATTTGTTTACGTTCTATGTCACTAACTGTATTGTCAATAACTTGTTGTATATATGGATTCATATATCCAGATATGTCCATATCAGTAAAATTTTGTGTTTGTATTTGGTCTGGCGTATATTGCGCACCTTGTTGTGCCATTTCTAAACCTTGCTCCATAATACCACGATTGCTAACATTGTTTGACATATAATTAGACAATGCTTCTGTTTCCATGTCACTCATGCCAGCAACACGTTCACCTGTATATGGCGTGTATGCTTGTTCACCAAATGCTCTTGCATTTGATGCAGCAGTATTAATCATATTTTGTGTAAATGGATCTACTGTTTCATTTCTTTTTGTTTCTTTTTTTGTTTTACTGCCCATTACGGCCTCCATATTAAAGTTTTGCCATCTACAACAAAACCTAGTTTTTTTAATAATCTATTCCAGCCCTTACGATGCCCAAATGTTTCAATGTAACTACCACCTAAATCGTTTACATATTTTTTTGCGGCATCTACTAAAAGATAAAAGTCTTTTAAGTCTCCACCATATAGCCAAACATTTAATCCAACAGTGCCATCAGATTTGTTAGCTATTTCTGTTATTGCAGCGCTGTTATTAGCTGGCCAATATTGCGCTTCTTTGTTTATAACAGCCTCTTTAACTTCTTCATATGTATGCTCATGCCCTGAACGTGCTAAAGCGTTGATAATTTGTATTTTATGATTATCTATGTTTACAATGCTGTCCAAGACAATACTCCAGAATTATCAATACTTGCACTGTAACGTGTTCCGTTAGGGCTTGTCAGTATTAATCTATTATTTGCGTTTATATTTATATCTTCATTAATTTTACGTGTTTGCGTCATTTCATATGTAATATTACGACGTGTTTCTATTTCATTTACTGCATCATATGTTGGCGTAGCATCAGGTAGTCTCATCGTTTACTCCCTGGTTTAACTTCAATGCGCGGTATACCAAGTCGCCAATTAGTTGACGCAGCACCTATTGCTTTAACAAGCATTTGTCTGCCATGCACTCTTATTGGTACAGGCTGTCTAGTTGCTGTGTAGGGGCCAAAACTACGCTCTGTGCCATTAGGATACATTTTAGTTTTAAATGTCATGCTAACGTCGCCCTGTGCGCTTTCATCAGGATATAAAAACGTAAGATTAGAGCTATTTTCACCCGTACCTAATTCTACAGGCCCATGCTCAATAAAACTAATTGCACCATCATGGTTATAACCTACTTCATGGTCATAAACATAACCATAAGCATCTACAGCTATTGGATATGGCAATGGCGCTTTGTCTGTCGCACATAATCTTGATAAAGTGCCTTTGTTCCAATGTCTTTCTCTGTAGTCATAAACCACATATTTGTCATTTTCAGTGCTATCAGCACTAGGGTAAAACCACCAAACCTCACCAAATGATGCGTTATGCCAAGCAGTAACTTTACTAATTTGCGCTCTGTTAATATCTTTAAACACTGCATCATGTACGTCACACGCTATAGGTTGGCTGTAACCTGTATAAACATAAAAGTTTTCGTGTGACATCCAATATGCTGCGCCATCAGCCGTTGTCACCGCACCAGCAGATACTAAGCCGCCACCAGCGTTATCTTGCGGAAATCCATAAACTAATGGCGGCCCTAAATAAACAACGCGCCATACATCTTTGTCTGTAAATATAAGGCTGCCACCTTTTACATTAACAGCATTTAATATTGTTCCTGCTGTTTGTAAGCTAAAGTTACCAGCCTGGTTGTTAGCTGCAGCTGTCCATTGGTTTCTATCTTCTTGGTCTGACCAAGCAACATCTCTTGGCACTCCTGCTGCGCCTAAACACATTACAATACGTTCTGGCGTTACTAATACGCATTTATTGCTTATTGGTGCATTAGTTACTTGTGTAGCTACTACGTTAGTATTTAAGTTCCATTCGTACAGTTTTCCATCATCAGGCAATACACCTAACAATATTTCACCAAACGTATCTAACGACCAAATACTTGCTGGTAATAATGTAGTATATGCTTCTGGATTACTTTGCCCAAACGGGCCTTCTCCAAAACCGCCACTACCATACCCTGCGCCTGTTGTAGCATCTGCCCTACCAACCGTTAAACCTGTAGGTGTTATATCGCTTAATACTCCACTAATTGTCATGGCGTACAAATTGCTATGCGTACCTATTGCAGACCACGCTTGACTACTGTTATCACGCCAACTTATTATACGTCGTGCTTTGCCTGTAACTGTTGCGTAACTATTAGTTGCTTCTGTATATTCAGTTCTTTTTCTCCAGCCACCTATTGGCCCTAATGCACCAAACTGCCATCGCACTAAATTAGCATCAAAATTACGGCCTTTAGACTGATATTCTGTGCCGTTACTATATACGCCTGGCGGTATGTTTAATGGTACTAACATTAACTAAAACTCACTGTAACTGTATCTGAATTAATTACGTTGTTATCTGCATCTGTTACTTGGCATCTGTATACAGCGTTACCACCTGACAATGCGTAATTAAAACCAAATCTTGTAGCGTACTGCGTAGGGAGTTGTGGAAATAAATTTATGCTACTTACAGTGCCAGATATATAAAACCATTGATATGTAAATGGCGCTTTACCGCCTGTAACAGTTACCGCTGTATAACCTGTGCCGGGGCTACTTGTAACGCCTGTGTAACTACCTAAAGATGAGTTGTATGATGTAGATCCAGACAATGTTGTTTGTGTTAATGTAGCTTCAAATGCAGTAGAAACAACTTCCCATGCACTACCAGTCCATCTTTTCACACCACTGTTAGGTTCTACCCACGCACTACCATTGTAATACTTAGCTGTTGCGTCTGCAAATGCAGTGCCGTTATACGTTTTTATTGCCATTATGCCGTTGTATCAAACCAAATGTCGTCTGTTAATGGGCTTGTAGGCGCTGTATTGCCTACAGTTATTGTTCTGCCATTACCACTTGCGTGTGCTACTTTACTATCTAATGCAGCTTGTAAGCCGTTTGTTTGTGCTATTGACAATGTGTTATCTGCTATTGTGCCAACACCTGTATCAAGTGTAAAATTACCTGTTCCGTCAAACGCTACGCTACCTGTAACAACGCCTGTTAATGTAACTGTTCTTGCAGTAGACCATTTATCTGCTGACGTTGCATTACCTGTTAATACAGCATCAGTGCCATCTGTGCCAGATTCAAGTATTTTGCTTGTACCATTACTTGCAAATACATCACCCGTAACATCACCTGTCAGTCCACCAACAAATGTTGGGCCTGTTATTGTACCTGTAAATGTGGGGTCAGCTAATGGTGCTTTTAATGCAACAGAATCAGCTACGCTCTTAATTACAGCATCAATACCTAGCGTGCCTGTTGTTGATCCTAAGTTGTCGTTCCAAGTGCCACCCCAAGTGTCTACACCACCTCCTGGCGTAATCATTGTCCATCCATAATTAGTTGTTGTTGCCATGTTAATAGTATCCTGCGGTTGCGTTTATCATCTGTGGTTTAGTACCTGACATTCTGCGCTTGTCTTGGTCATTTAATGCTTTTATAGCATCTTCAAACAACGCACCCCATACAGGCAATCTACTGTCATCATTTAAAAATGGTGCAGCGTGTAATAATGTACCATACAAGTATATTTGTGGTGATTTATTTAATAACCAATTTGTATCTACATCATTTACTAATGGTGTTACTTCAGCTAAATATCTCATTATGCCAATAGTAGAATCCGGGGGAAATGGGTAAAATAATAATTTAGTGCCTTGTATAGAATAAAATTTAGGTATACCTGAGTCAGCGCCAATGCCATCCAATGAGTTATGCGGTACATACTGCAATGGATATTCAGAGTTTTTCATCTGTATATTACGCATTTCTAAAAAGTTTGTAGGAAGTGTTGTTTGGCCTACGTTTATAGTAAACTCAGTATATTCTTCCATTTCAGATACATTAACTTTGCGGTTAACGCTTTCTTCGTTCATTTTAATAAAATTAGGTATTTGTGCAGTCAAATCATCACGATTTAACGTATCACTTATAACTGTTTTTAACTCGCCTAGATTTGCAAATGCCATATCTACACCTTAAATTGTGCTACACGTAATGCTTGAAATTCATTACTGTTTAATTTTTCTACAACACGAGGCCAATGCTCTTTTTTATATATATCTAAGCCTTCTGTTGCTTTCCAATGCTCTATCAAGCCTAAAGGTATTGTTCCAACTTTAACTAAATCAGCTTTACCTAATGTGCCTTTTGCATCATATTGTTGTCGTTTATTTTCATCTAATATTTTAGTAAAATCTTGTTCTGTTTTTACATACATTTCATTAGTTAAACTATCTACTGCCAGGCTATGTTTAATCCCTGTAAGTGTATCTATTGAAAATGGTTTAAAACTACTCATATTAATCTCTTGCTACAACTAAATCGTTTTCTTCTAATAGTTTAGCTTGCGCTGCATTTGTTTTAAATATGTCGCCTTTTTTGTAACATATTTCACTGCTATCAGCATTTAATTTGCCTGTTCTTATTTGCGCTATACTGCCTTTTTTGGTGACAATGCACTCAATACCATCATCTTTTTGTATTTTAGCTTTAATCTTTGGTGCTTTTGCTTTTGGCATATTTATCTCCTAATTGTAGGGGCTGGCAAATGCCAACCCCCATTCGTTACCTAATACTAGGTTAAGTCTGCGGCTACGCCTAGACCTTTTTCGTTTTTAACGATCAATGTCATATCACCAAGAATTTGACCTTTTTCGTTGTCACCAGTTTTGGATAGTTCTTCATAACGTGGTGAACGTAATGTACCTAAAGTACACATAGATGGGTCTACAAATAGAGCATCGCGTGTTAGGCCATACTGTACTGGTATTACAGTTAATTCGCCGTGGTTAGACATATACACGTCTGCACCGCCAATTACTCTACCTTCTTGCCCAGCAGATACTTGGTATCTGTTAGCCGCTAATCCTGTAAATCCAGAGAATATTGCTTTGTGAGCAGCACTCATATAGATTTGTGAGAATGTAGCGCCATTGTTAAATCCAGATTGGATTACGGCATCCATGATGTCTTTAGTAAAAGTACGCTGTGTACCATTTGTAGCAGCAGCACAATCTGTTCCGCTATATCCACCATTAGCACCATTTGTACCACGCGATACGTTTGAAGTTGCCCATGCTAATGCACCAGCAGCTTTACGACCAGTTGTACCTGATTCTTCAGATGAAGCAAAGTTACCAATAAAACGTGCTTCAAAGTCACGCTTTAGCTCGATACCTTTAATAAGCTTTTGTCTAGCCATTTCTGACGCTACGCCAGCTGAGTCAACAGCTTCTTGTATGCCAGCGACAACTACGGCACGCTTTTTAGTTTGTACGCGATTAGCAACACGAGTTCTTGTGTTAGCTTCAAATGATGTAGTATCATCACCATCAACTTGTGCTGATGCAGCATCTGGTGCAGCTAATGTTTCTGTTTGCCACTCATGTCTTGTAGCTTTAACTTTTACGCCGCCGCCTTTGATGTTTGAGCAGAATGGTGTTTTCTCAGGAGCAACGCGCTCAATGAGGTTTGAGAGGTCTTCTCTGTTGCCAGCAACACCTGCTGGTACGATTGTGTTTGTTGGTGCAGCCATCTTAATATCTCCTGTTGATAGCTAACTCGATAACAATAACGCTACAGCATCATCTAATGAATTAGACCTGTTAAAACGTTTTGCAGCACGAGCTTTTCTTAATGAATTTGCATTACCTGCTGATTTGCCTTTTGACTTGATTGCCTTAGGCGCAGGTTTTGCGCTAGTTTTTGAAAGTTTCTTTTGACTATTACGATACTTAATACCATCATAAGCCAAAGATAACATTCCTGGTTTTGCAAACCTAAGTTCTTCTGGTGTAGCGCCTAAATCTAACAATGTTTTAGTTAATGTTTGTTGTATTTCTGGCCCTTTAACAGCATCCAATAAATCTGGAAATTGTTTAGGTACATTTGCAAAATTTTCCTGCAATATCTGTTGTTCATATTCTTGTTGTGCATTGACCGCAGATTCTTTATGAACCTCTAAGGCTTGCGACTCAGCTTCAAACAACGCTTTGTTTTGCAAGTATTCTGACGGGTCTCTTTGCGACATAGCTACCCAATCAATGTTATTCCAACGTTCATCAAACAATCTATCTAATGTTGCTGTTTCAGTTTGCACTGACTCAATAACATTGTGTAATTGTTCCATGCGTTGCATTGACTGTTTAGTTACTTCAGCCGCAGCTTGTTGCGCTCTAGTTGTTTCAGCTTGTGACCGCTTAACTTCATCTGCAATAACAGATTGTGCTTCAGCAGGTAGTGATGAAAAAACATCTTTAGCGCCATCAGTCCAGAATTGGGGTGCGTCGATTGACGGAACATCTTCTTCCGCTTCAACTTCCTCAACTTCTTCATCTTCAAGGTTGACCTCGCTATCGTCAGGCTCCTCGTCGTCGTCGATGGTTTCTGGTTCACCATCTAGTTCAGTATCTTCTGTTTCTACTTCCTCTACAGCATTTGTAGTTTCTGCTTCTTCGGGCTTTGGCGGTTCTAACTGTGTTAGCTCGCTTACGGCTTGGTCGATACTTAAGGGGGCTTCATTACTCATTTTTTAGACTCCTTCTTGGTTAATCTTATGAGTGTCAATGTAGTTGTTTAGTTTACGTGGAATCTCACGGCACACATTGATAAGTGCTATAAGTTCACGTCGTTTATCTTCGTCTTTTGCTCCTGTTTGCAAGAGCGCTTCGTATGCTATTTCTTCCATGTTTTTTAGTGCTGTAGTTGTCAGCTTTAACTCACGTTTAGCTTGTGTAGCGTTCGTGCTTGCTTCTGCGCTATTTATTGTTGTCATGTTATAAGGCTACCACCTGGTCTAAATGATGATACTTCTTGTTTATATTGCATTTCCATTTCACGCATTTGCACGGCTAGTGCTGTTTCTCTGTCAATTTTTTCACGTTGCAATGCATCGTTTGCAGCCATTTTTTCACGCTCTAATTGCATTCTGCTATCTATTTCGTATTTTTTTAATTCCATTTCTTGTTGTTTAGCCTGTGCTTGCATTTGTATTTTAATCTGTTCGCTGTTATCTTGCGGCTCTTGTTCTTGCTCACCCATGCCAGGTTGTGGTGCAGGAAAAAACATTTCAGGCGCTTTTATACCAGCTTTTGTAGCATATCGTATTAATGCAGCGTGTATTGACTCAGGTGTTACAAGCGAACCTTGTTCTGCACCGCCTTGTTGATTTACAATTGCAGCTTGCAAATTTATAACTTCTTTAGCCAACAATGCTTCTTGTTGCTTACCACCAGCACCAACGCCAATCTCTATAGTCATATCGTGTCGCCTACCCCACTTTGTAGGATCTACTTGTGTCCATTTGCCCCTAAGACGGACATAATCAGCTTCCGTTGCATAATCTTTAATAAGGCAATGCAATCCTAACATCATATCTTTGATGCCGCCTTCAGCAAAGATACGTGCCATTAGTCTTGTACGTTTTTTACCTTCAGAAAGCATTGTAAGCGCTCCTGAGGCCGTTTCGTGCAATGTGTCAGCCTTTATACCCGTTTCACCGCGCATGATGCCTGTACGGCGCTCTGCCATAACATTTGCTGTTTCAAGACCTGACATATAGTCAAAACCACTGCCAGCCAGTCTAACTGGTCTTACAGCACCGCCATTGCGTGATCGTATCGGCGCACCGGGCGTATTGTTAAGCAAATCAGATATAGTGTTTTCATTTGCACCATCTTCTGACACTTCCATGCGTTGATTAAGGCTAAATGACAGTTCATCTAGCATATGACGTTGTATGCCTGTTTTTACACGCTGTACTTCAATTAATTTATCAGCTAATGACAATCCATAAAATTTATGGGGCATTGGGTATGGACATATACTAGAGTATTGTATATAGTCCGCATCTTCTATTTCCAATATTACAGACGCATCGTCATTAGTTATAAGTCGTTTTATTTGGCCTTCAACACGTATATAATGTTCTAAAACAGTAACCTGCTCCATTACACCTATAGAATTGTTAAATAAATCATCTTCGGTGTCTAAACTACGTGCATCAGTAACAGTTTCATTGTCACCTACGTCTACATTAGTTAAATTTGCTACTTTGTCAGGATCATAACCTTTTTCAAGCAAATCTTGCTTACGTGTTTGTATTTGCGCTACGCAATATGTTGCATCTCGCAATTTTACCGTGTCTTTTGCTACTGCAAATCGTTCAGCAGGTACTGTTTCTACTTTTACGCGGCCTTTTGTAGTAGTTTTAGTAAATTCAGCGCCTGTTATAGTTATTTGGCCATCTTCACGTTCTTCTGTTTTACCAGCAGTCAATTCATAACCGTTTTCAAGCATTGACATATACCCAAAACCGTCAATTTGTTCGTATGTTTGTTTATCGTCGTAGCTATCTTCTTCCCAATACCAACGAAATATACCTGTTTTAAGCAATAATGCTTCTTTTATGCCGTCATATAGCACCTGGAACCCATTGTTTTGTTCAAAAAACACATGATTTATGTAGTCTGTTTCTTGTTGTGCAGCTTCTTCATCTTCCATACCTACAGGTTGAAATACAGCTACATCTTCACCTGACAATATTTCTACAAGGTCAGGCAGTATAGATTCAACATTATCAGCAATATCTGTGCTTACAGTTTTACTACGCTGTCCAAATACAGATACATCAAACACATCGCCATTGTAGTAACGTAATGCTATTTCACGACTGTTTGTTAGGTCACTGTCATGTGACATACCAATAGATTGCTCAAACTCAGCACGTACCATAGTTAACACATCATCATCACCCGTATCATCTACGCCGTCAGCAGTGTTGTTTTCATCGTCGTCAAATATGTCTGCGTTGTATTCTTGCATTATATTGCACTTCCGTAATTAGGCATTATCAGTGGTTTTGCTTTACGTCTAACAAATCTATCTGACATTATTGCCATTAATCCAAAACTATCAGCGTCATGTGATGACCAATCGTGATTAGGGCCAAGTCCTATGTCACGTCCATCAGCAGGGCGCTTTTCATGATACCAACCTAGTGATACTCGGCCAGCCTGTGTTTTCTCTCTAACAAACTTACATTTAGGTAATATGCGTCTTACAGCTTCAACACGTTGCATTGCTGCGCCTTTACCTTGGTTTGTTAATGGTTTTAACACCTCAAACCCACCATCTCTCCAGTGATCTTCTATTCTTTTGCCTGTCCAACTATTTTCATTAACACCATCATGCGGTAGTTGCATTATAGCGTGTGGCCATCGTCTACGCATTTCATTAATGTGATAACTTAACACCTGACCTTGTGCTATGTAATGGTCTAATATGTGTATCCAGTCACCTACAAATTGTGCTAACCAAATAGTATAACTATCAGCCTTAGCACCAGAACCACCAATATCGTGGAATCCATATACAGGCAGTGCCGGGTCAATAGGTAGACTATCAACTATCCGTTTATCACGTTCAGCTTGCGCTAGTAGTTTAGAGAAATATGCGCCTTCATGCACACTGGCATAATCGCCTTCCCATATCCACTCATAGCTATCAGGTCGTTTTTCTTGGTCTTCTATGCGTTGATTAGCCAATCGCGTTTTATTAAACCAAGGGTTATCCTTCCAGTTCATTTGTACTATTTTACTGCTGTTAGGCGGTTCAAGCCTAAAACGTTGGTCTGTAGCACTACCTTTGCGTTCTGGGTTCCATGTTACCCATATTTCAGAGCCTTCTTCACGAATTGTAGGGAGCAGTTTACTCCAGGCTAGTTCGCTTACAGGTTCTGCTTCGTCAATCCAGCACAGCATAATACGCGCTTTTGACTTAATACTTTCAAGGTTATGTCTTAGTCCGCTAAAACTATAATCAACACGCCCTGGCATCTTAGGGTTAGTTCTTATAAACTTTTCACCTACTTCATAACATTGTGACAGCCATTCATTGCCTAATATAGCTGCTTTTACTTCGGCAAAACTACTATCATTCAAACTGTTCAACTGCTCACGAGCGCAAAGTATTTGTCCACTTTCGCCATTACTTGCAAGCATTGCACCTCTTACAGCCGTCATCATGGCAAAACTACGTGTCTTAGCACTGCCTCTGCCGCCATATGCGCCCCTAAAATCAGCTTTACCTTCAAATACAGGTATAAGCTTGGGCGGTAATTCTATGTTAATCGCTGTCACTTTTTGGTGCTGTCAACTGTATTTGGTTAATAATTTTAAATGGATCACCGCTATCATCGTTAGCTATTTGCATTGGCAATACTTTGCCTAGCAACGTCATAAAAGCGGCAGGGTTTTCTTCTGCACGTTCACGTAAATACTTAACAAGTCCATCTTTACCACCGCCTGTTTTGATCGCAGCTTCTAGTATAGCATCTTTTAATAGCGTTGGTTGTTTATTAGGTGTACCTTTTTTGCGGCCACCTGTTTTTTTATGTCCCGGCTTAAAACCCATTACGTTGCCTTAATTCATCGTCAGATATTGAACCCATACCTCTTATTTGATTGTTTAATGTTTGTTGCTGCATCATGCGATTATAATTATTAAATGGGTTTTGCATTTGTGAATTAAACCTATTAGCACCACCTATGTTACCCATAAATTGCGGTCTGTTGAATTGTGGTCTTTGCGGCACAATGTTATTTGTCATTGAACGAGGCGGCATTTCTTCTCTAGTTGGCTGATAATCGTTAGGTGTTGTTTCTCGTTGCATACCTATGTTTTGCTGCATATTAGCACGATTAAATAATCTGCTGTCAGGCATAGGATTACTCATGCCCATGTTTTCACCGCCCATTGGTTGCATTTCACCCATATTTGGTGTTGATTTTATGTATCCTGGCTCTGGTTGTTTGGGCATAAACATATCTCTATCATTCATTGTGTTTATGTTTGGCATTGTAACTTGTGGCATTTGTGCAACACCAGGTCTTGATTTTATGTAATCTGGCACAGAATTTTGCATCATAGGCTGTTTTGGCGTTTGCATTGGCTGTTGTTGACGCATCATACCACCAGCGAAACCAGGTTGTTTAGTTGCACGTTGCAATGGTGCTGTACCCATATTATTACGACGACCACCACCAGGTTTATTAAATCTATCTAATCCAGGTTTACCAAACATAAATTACTCCTAATACCCAGGTATCTTATAACCGCTTGATTTACGCTTACCAGAACGCTTTCTACACTTACCCATCTTCTGACAGGTTTTAGGACTAGTACATGACTTACAAGGTTTCATAAAAAATTTTTCCAAAAAAAAATGACACAATAACCCCATAAGCCCTAACAAAAGGCGAGGTGCGAGGCTTCAATATTGTTTGAACGCGCGGCATCATCTGTTGTATAATTACCACAGGGCAAAAAAAATTCAAGAAAAAAAATGGGGATATAAAAATAGGTGGTGATGTATA